CGTACACTTCGCTGAAGTCTTGCTTATCATATATCAAATCCATTGCGTATTGCCGAACTCCCTTACTCCATGCAGAGCGGGCTTTGTGTTTTTGTACACTCTTATATAACTGCTCATAAGTAACCATCTATCTCACCATCTTAACTCCATAAGTAGTCTTAGCATCGCCGACTCTCTCAAGCACATTGTTGACATCATCATCACCTAAGTACTTGCGTACATCTGCGATGGTAATCTTCTCACCTGCATTCTTAACATTGTCAAGATACTTATCATGGAGTACCTTTCTGATATTATCCACAACGTTCTCATAGACCTGCGGATACATAGCGTGCAGTCTGGCACTGTTAACCGAACGGTTAGGCAACTTAACTGTCTTAACCAGTTCAAAATTATCTGTGCGTTCAATGTTGCGTTCATCAATCTCTTTGATTAAGTCTGCTTCCTTGCTTCTCAACTCCACAATCTCATCGCTGAGTTGGTTAATCTTCTTTTGAGTCTCGTATAAGTCTCCAAGTATATCGTACATGTTTACACCTCTGGTAAATCTTCATCTGCTCTCACTGCATACAGTTTGCTATTCTTTATTGTGAATCTGATTGGTCTGTACATCTCACCTTTAAGGTCGTCGATGTTAATGTTCTCATCACCAACCTCAATCAGCTTCAACATTTCTGGATGTGGCTTTCTGTGTAAATCTCTCCATGCCCTGTCGTAGTTGTTGTACATTTTCAATGCTACAAAGTTTCCACTATCTACTGGGCTTTCTTCCATAATCAGATAATAAAATCTTGTCATTTTAATAACCTCACTTTACCAGCCTTTGGCTCGTACATTTCACCAGCGGCAATCATCGCCTGCTTAGTCTCTTCGAGTCTGTCAGTCTGGACTCCTTTACTCTCTAATGCATTCACTACTGCTTCCCAGTCTGCCGTGTTAAACTCGTTAGCCATCTCTTCTATGGTTGTTCGTATCAATACCATACGACCTCTTTGTGATGTGGATACAGAATTAACTATCCTATCGATATCAACTTCCCCAGTCTCTGGGTCTTTTGCTATCTCAGATAACGATGCTTCTACCACATTAATAACCCTACCAACATCCTCTTCCGTATAAACGTCGGACAGTCTTACACGTGCACTTGCTTCAGCAAGTCTTGTCAGTGCTTCAAACTGTCTTGCAGTTATCGGTAATGCTGTAGTATCTTTATACCTCTTGCGAGTCTCGACGTAGTACTCTCTTAGTTTTTCCATAGCTTTCTCCGTTGGTTTAGGAAACACATTCTGCTTTGCGTACGCAATATATTTCACAACCAACTCAACGTCAAGCCCACTGCTTACCTCACCATATCTGGAATCAAAAATATGATTGGCTACGTGACTATCTCGTTCAGAGTTTGGAACGTCACGCAGTAACATAATAATATCAAACCTCGATATAAGCGATGGCGGTAAATTTATCTGGTCAGTTATCGTTTGGTAATCATCAAACCTACCAAGCTTCGGATTAGCTATTGCCAACACTGAGCATCTGGTTTTCAATGTCGCTACGATACCTGCTTTGGCTATCGTAACTTCCTGCTGTTCCATAGCTTCATGTAATGCGCTACGGTTTTCGTCGTTCATTTTGTCGAACTCATCTATAGTTACGTGCCCTTTGTCTGCAAGAACTAATGCTCCTGCCTGTAGCATCCACTCCCCGTTACCTATGGTATCACGGACTGCCGATGCCGTCAGACCTGCGGCACTGTTACCCTTACCAGAAGTCCAGATACCTCGTGGACTCATCTGTGTAACGTACCGACCAATCTGACTCTTCGCAACTCCGGGCTCGCCTATAATTAGTACGTGGATATCACCTCGTAAATGTTCATACTGCCTTTCCACAGCAACTCCGCCGAACATCTGAAGAACTAATGCAAGTTTCAGAAGATTCATGCCGTAGATGCTTGGTGCAACAGCGTTCGTAAGTCGTTCATAGATGTTCTTGTCCTCAGACATTGCAGCTATGCGTTCAATGTCCTCATCGGTAATCTCTATACTATGGTAATCTATCTGGTCACGCTTGAAAGTACTACCATACATGCGCCGCCTAAATATCTGGGTGGTATCATTCTTTGACCACCTAAACACTTCGCCAGTCATGATGATACGGTCGCCTGCATTTATCTGACCTACTAAATCACCATAGAGTTCTACAACTATACTGCGTGGCTCTTCTCCAGTCTCTAACGACTCGTGTAACTCTTGGATAGATATGTATTGCACATCCTCATACTCCGAGCGTTCTGGTACTAACTCAAATGCCTTACGTTCACAGCTTGGGCATTGATATGGTGTCTGGATACTCGACGCACTTCTCTCTTGTTCCTTGAGTACTATCTGACCACAACTCCTGCACCTAAACGCACCCACTTTAAGTCGTAAGTTCTCTTCAGTGCTTTGCTTAACGATACCTTCAATGGAAATCAGTTTACCGATATCAGAATCTCTTATGTTGCGTATCAACGTCGTTCGATTCACACCAGTAAATCTAACCTCCAACTTGTCAACGACCGCAGAAGTAATGTTCTCATCGTCATCACCATAGAAGTTAAACAGATTGGAATACACAAGCCCATCACGTGCGTATGTTGTAGCCATGCGGGGACTGTTCATGCACATGTCTGCGAGCTTTAATCCATCGTTGCCTGCCTTAGCAACGTCGTTAATATCTATCGTAACCGACCTTGTATTTTCAGTCAACGACCCCAAGTCTTTTCTGCGGTTGACAAAGTACTTAGCCCACATTCCAGCGTAGTCAGTAACCATAGTTCACTCCCGACAATAATTAACAATCGATTCAACAGTCAATCCATTCTTGGATACAAGTAAACTAACCATGTATCCTATATCCTCGACCGTTCTATCGATATCCATATCGTCTATTCTCATGCGTAAGGATATTCCCTTGCGTTTGATAACCATATACTCTTCATCTATTGTCGGGTGAGTCTCCCATCCAACAGCACCAAACACTCTCACCAGTCTGTCTTTATCAATGCTCTTGACTGGCACAAAGTAGTGTGCATATCCTGTCACACTCTTTAAGTTTGCTATGCCGTGAGTATTGTAGTGCTTACTAAACCACTGATACGCCACAGATATATGTTCAAACCCATCTTCAGTGAAGTGGTCTAAGATAAAGCTGGGCAGATTCATCTCAACGACCTTGACAATCATGTATGGCTCATCACCAACCCAGAATATGTCTCCTTCATTGCCTTTCCTGCCACGTCTAAACGTAACTGTTTTCTTACCTGCATCTATTAACGACGCAAACTCTGGGTCAAACTTTATCTCAACTATCATTCGTATCACCATTTGCATATTCAGCACACAAATCAAAGAAACAATCGTATAACTTGTGCTTTTGCTCTGGACTCAGCTTATGTCTTGTCGTGGATACAATCAAAGATACTGCCGAAACCAAGAAGAAGAGATATTGTCTCCCTTCTTGCTTTGCTTCTCTCATCATATCACATCTCGACTCTACAACCTCATCCAGATACGCTTTCATAACCATGTTATCACTCACTGATACGCATTTCCAGAACGCATAATGATTTCTCTTACGTCTTTAGCATCAACCCATATAGTCCATGACACCCAGTACGAATAACCTATTCGAGTTGGTATTCCTTTTCCAACTTCAAACCTACTCATACCACAATTAACATCAACATTGCTGTGCAGGTAATTAATAAGTTTATCACACTCTTCTTTGCTGTTCGTATAAACGACCGATACCATCTCATACGTAATATCTTCAACACGATGTTCACGACCCAAGTTTATTTGTGGAATTTCAATTACCTCAGTGCTGAACGTAAGACTTCCACCATCTGAACAATGGCTCTCAAGCTCCCACGCTCTTACCTTGTGGTAATTTTCTTTACCCAAATCATATCCTTTTACAACCTCATCTATTATTGCAGGTATCCCTGTCATGTTTGGTTTACCAAACTCAATCCGATGCTCTATATTCATCGCCATCATCCTCTTCAACGTGCAGAAGTTTCTTTAATGACTCATGTGTTATCCATAACAAGCACTGAATGTTTGTCTGCTTGCCAGTGTGTACTACTTCAAGATGCTTTGTACTCTTACTCTCACCTATTAACTGGAGTAACTGTTGTGCTACCTGCGGGAAATCATCACCAACATCAATCATATCTATTATAAGATACACTTCATCATCTTCAGTGGTATTCTCTGTATTCATGAACAGCCACCTAAAGTCGATTATATTAAATCTTGGGATGGTAAAGTCAAAGAGATATGAATCTCTCTTATAGGTACGCATACGAAAGTCATCGATTATATCTGACTTGGTAAATATATCCATAAGTTTCTTGCACTCGTCGCTATCATACGTCGTATTGTAGACATTAACTTTGTACTTAATCTGCATAGTTCACACCTCCACTGGCGCTGGGATAAGTGTAGTCGTCGGGTACAGAATCTTGCTTGCGACGTTGATAATCTTGTTACGCACGCTATCAGTCAGTTCATCATCATGCGATGCATACTCTGTCACTGCGTTGTACACAGACCATCTATCTGTATCATAGTAATTCAGATTGGCTCTGCTAACTATGTTCTCGGCATGTACCTGCGCACCTATCACACCTGCGATGCCGACAATCATATCATCACGACTCTGATAAGCAAGCCTGCTATCCATTGCCGTAACGATGACTTCACCCAGCCTTTTCTGAACGTTCTCAATCATGCCGACAGTAAACCTGCTGATAGCATCCTCAATCTTACCAATCGACCCTACAGTGTGGTAGATACTAAAGTTCGTATCCTTAATCATCTCCGATACGCACATACCATTACTGCACACCTGCCTTACTAAGAATGCAGAGCCTTTGAAACTGCTGGTCTTATCGTATGAGTTAACCACCTGCGACCCTGTAAAGATGTTGCCAACCGCACTAATATCAGAGATTGGCTCGATGTCACTCATCAGATACCTTACCATGATGCCATCATTGTAGTTGTATAGTGCTCCCGCAACTTCATGACCCGACAATCTAATGCCCGCAGTCAAATCAGTAATCGCATCTGAATGCTGGATGATACGATATGTATCTGATACAACCGATGCAACCTCGCCTGTGCCCCTATTCAGAACACCACGTTTATTCTGCACTTCAATCAAATCTTCCTGCTCAGTATCATGTGCATATATAGGCACAAGTTCTGCCGTATCCAAATAGCCTGCAAGAGATTCTAACTCGTTCACTGAATCAAAATGGATTGCTCCATTACCATTCAAAAATTTGTTTCGCATTATGTCTGTCATGTTTATTTCCTCGATAATTCAAACAACTCTCTACCATACTTCGCAACGTGCTGAACAAACAATCCCAGTTCATCATCAGTTGCTTCTGGATGTGCTGTCAGAAACGCCGCCACAACCTTCTGGCAATGCTGTTCGCGTATGCTATCATCTTTACTCATAGGACTTGCTCCCTCTCCAGTGTTTACCGGCGCACTCATTGGCTCTCCTCCATCTTTCTTGATGAACTTGATGAAGTGTACCCCATCCTGCACGCCGTATGAATACTCAACAGAATCTCCAATACCTATCTTGTAGTTAGGTGCGTATCCTACCATAGACTTTGCACCGTTAGGCAGATGCTTTCCCGATGCCGTTGTGTATGGTGTAACATAACTGTACTCTTTTCCATTAATCGTGACTGTACTATCAGTCATATTGGTAACGTATCCATTCATAATTTGGTCTCCGTGTATTCGCATTCCAAAACCTCAACAAATCCTGCATGTTCTGGAATAGCATTAGTTCTATCCCCATCAGGATACTTCATAACTGCACGCAACACTGGAACTGTCGAACGCTTAACCAAAGCACTCAACAAATCCACTGGCAACACAGCCATGATTGCTATAGTATCATCTATACAATGGTCTAATATATCATCCACCTTTGTTATAGACTCTGAAATCATTATGATATGCAAGGGTTTACCATACATACACTCCAGTTCTTTACGCTGTGAGTCTAATGGTTTATGTCTTGATACCCATAACACATTTTTTACCATGTTTTTATCACTTTCCATCTGTCTTATATCCTCATACAATGCACAGATACACTGTAATCATTGGAATCAAATACGTGGTTAGGTATGACCCCTTTATATGCATACCCTGTGTGCTTATATAGTACATGTGTATCATAAAAACCACATAATTTTTATATTAATTGGTATTTTCTCCAATATTTATCAGGTAAATTGCAAATTCCTCTTCAGTTTGTGCTTATTTCCAGTGGAAAAAATCAAACTTTTTTATGCTATCTCCGATTGTAAATCCGAGCATTTTTTCTCGGTGAAGTTTTCAAACGGAGACCAATTTGCAGACCTCCCTATTGCCTATCAATAGCATCCGTTCAAGTCATCCATCATGCCGTCGCGTATGTGCTCAACCGCTAAGTACATCCCGACCACAGCTGCGTACATTGCGTTTAGATTTTCCTCGTTCGCCGGAATCTCTTCACACTTATCGAACAGTGCATCTGCAATATCTACGAGATTATCCATACACTTTGGATAGCCTTGTCTGTGTATCTTACCACTCAGTTGGTCTGCCCTGTTACGTAATGTAACAATGTCCCAGTTGTATGGCTCTTCAGTGTTCATGTCCATGTTATCAGTTCCAGACTGCCCAGTTGTTTAAGTACCAGTATTCAATAGCATCTATGATTGCTCGTATCATACTCGCTCGCCTCGTTTATGTTTGAAAGAGTGGTTTTAGTATTCCACTCTTGTGGTCTCTCCGTTTACGTAAACCGAGTCTTTAACCTGCTGGCGATACTCTTCGTATGCGTCTGCGTCGATACCGTGTTCTCTCTCCATGTGTAGCTTTACGTTATTGAGTGCGAGTGACTTCTGTGTGCCGTGATAGTCCTTACCACAGATTGGGCATACCGCGTGGAAATCTCCCTCGACCTTTGTCCTCGTTCCCGTACCGTTACCTGCCGACCGCGTTGCTCTCGATGATGCCTTTGTAAGACCTTTGTATCTGATTGCGTCAACCAGCCTGCCGAGTGTGTGGTTTACTCTGTCGATCATGTCTGCTTCGAACTCTTTGAACTGTATGTTCGCTTTGATTGTCTTGCGGACATCGTCGGAGTATTCTAACAAATCCATTGCCGCGTCTATGTCGATATCTGGCTTTGATTTTATCATCGCCGATATGACTTGGTATTGTGGTAACTGGTAGTTAACACCCTCGCCGAGAGTCTTGTGGTCGTAGTTCTGTACTACATCGTATGCCGCGTTGATTGCGTCAATTACGTTGTCGATAGTAATAATCTCTTCATTGTCTGTCATGTTAATCAATCCTCTTTATGTTTGTTTAGAATCCTGCTTTTAAAATCTTGTTTTGTAGTTCTATAATCTGCTCTTTTATGTCTTGATACTCTGATTGCGATATCGCGTTCGAGTTCAGATAGAGTATATCAAGCATCATATTGTATGCTGATACTCTCCGTTCGTATTGTCTAATTCTCGGACTGCTAAGGCATGGATCGTTTACATAATCCTCGCGTATAGCTTCCACTGGGTATGCTAATGCGTTCTTAATCGTTTCTGTCATCGTAACCACATCTGCTTCTTTTCAGTTGTCTTATCTGATACCACTTCAAACATGAAGAGAGAACTTGCAACTTTAACCTACGTCGTACTCGGGCGATGCTCCGAGTATCCATTGTAAAGTAAAGATTCAATCCGACCGCGTCTTATCCGATCCTCGCTACATGATCGGACAATTCAAAGATCGTCTTATAATCCGTCTTTATTGATCGGTTATAGCGTTTAACCGATCCTATAGTAGATAATTCCCTTATCCCGTCTTTGTGTGTTTTCCGTCTTTGTGTATTGTTCCTTTAATCCCTTTGAACTATCACGGCGTCGGGCTCGTCGTAACTTAGTGGTCGTAAGCGATTCAGACTCTCTCAAAGAAAGTCTAAATCTTTATTTGTTCCCTTAAGTATATATATCTTTGTGTTTTATTTCGTGATGCCGTGTATATTGTCGAGCGTCGGATGTACATAAATGTACATTAAAAAATGTTTGGTATTTCTAACAATTGTCTAAGCTCTCACTAAAAAGACCGATTCAAGCGATTTACGTGCTCCAATTGTCAAGCGCAGGCTAAATTGTCCTTAGATTGACAAACTGAAAACAGGTCGAGGGCTATTACCTCATCCCCCAAACAAAAATTTGAAATTTGGGCTTTACCGTATAGACCACACATTATCTTCGCAAACAAGGCGATGGTCTCTCATCAAGTACATAGCGACGGTACGTTTCACTGTGCCTAAGTACGCAGCCATCTCAGAAGTGGTGACCTTACCGTTAAGGACAATGTAATCGTAAGAGACTGCTCGTATGAAATTCTCAAGTCCAATCACGGTCTGCTTTTCCTGTTGAATAGGTATGTCATACGCTAACTTGTACTTTCTTTCGTTCCCGAAGAATCCGCTGACAAACTGCTCTGGGAAATCTCTGATAGTGTACTCGACCTTGCGTAACCCTAACCCTGTTTCTTTTGCAATTTCAAACACGGTCATGAACTTGTTATTGTTCCGTGCGAATGCCCACTCAATAGTTCTCTTGTATCTCATACATACATATTGACCCATAAGTAAATAAACCACTCGGTTTGGGAACACACTATCTTTTTATCGTTTCTGGACTATTAGTTATATATGCCACCGAATACTCTGGGGATACGGACAAATGCTATCTGTAACGTCAAATGTCCGAACTGGTCTATTTGTCCGATGAAAGACCTTGCCCTTGTGAAGAAGAACGGCAGAGGACAGGCTAAGTGTGCACTACGAGACAAACCGCAACATATCCTTGACTCGTTTGAGAACATCTATCTCAAACCAATGGACGAAGGTATAATCTCCGAACTGCGACGGTACATGATGTTACTTTCCATGAAAGCTGGCAGACCTACGGCGGAAATCTCCGACCTCAAAGATGCCGTTGACGCACTCGTAAAAATCTACAAGAGTACATGCATCGACAACAGGAAACTTGGCGGCGGAAACACAATCACGTTCAATGTCAAGGTAATCAACCAGCGCCCGATGAAAGAGATTAAAGAGATTACCATAGAAGAATTACCAGACCCTAACTCTTAAATGCTATTGGTTACTATAGTATTGTATGGAAAACGAAGTAGAAAACTGTCTCACGTGCCGTTACGGCAGAGATGTGAGAGATGGAAGAATCAATTGTAGAAGGTATCCAACATATGTCAGTAGAAAATACAAAGACTGGTGCGGAGAATACATCGTTAAAGATGGTGAAAACCAGACTAACAAACGTACCAATAGGCGAACTAAAGCCATATCCGAAAAACCCGAAGAAGAACACTAAAAAGTCCGTAGACGCAGTAGCCGCGTCCATTAAAGAACTTGGCTACCTAAAAACAAGTATCACTGTTGATGAAGATATGGTGCTCTTAACAGGGCACACAACTCTCAAAGCATTACAGAAACTCGGTTACAAGACCGTTCCAGAAGTTGACATTATACGTGGTCTCACTGAAGATGAGAAAACACTGTATCGTATAAACGACAACAAACTTGGAACAATCGATGAATGGGATAAGAAAGTCCTCGCCGAACTGTACGCCACCTTAGACAACGAGTTGAAAGACGTATCTGGATTCACTGATGAAGATTTCGAGGAAGAGCCACAAGAGTTACAGGACACAGCCGACGACGAAAGAACAGTTAAAGCTGGAGACATCTGGAAACTCGGAAGGCACACTCTTTTTTGCGGCAGTTCAACTGACCCAGACTCATATACAGATTTACCAGAGTTCACATTCATACTTACCGACCCGCCTTATGGTATCAATGCCGTAAAGAACAATCGTATCGGCGGAGCGGGAATGTTCAAGTTTACAACGGCATTCACGCACAAAAGCAACACACGTAAACTTAAATCATCGAGAACAGAATCCACAGAGTTCAAAGAGATTCTCAATGATGATAGCACGGATGCAGCCAGAGCATTCTATGAACTCCACAAAGACAAGAAGATGATTCTCTTTGGCGGCAACTACTATACCGACTTTGTACCCGTATCACGTTGCTGGATAGTGTGGAACAAACACACAACAGGAAACTTCTCTGACGCTGAACTTGCATGGACTAACTTTGATGCAGTTGTAAGATTGTATGACTGGACGTGGAACGGCGTATCCCGTGAAGGCAACCGTAACGAAGAAGGAACAAAGAGAGTACACCCAAGCCAGAAACCAGTAGGACTCATGAAGAAGATACTGGAAGATTTCACTGAAGAGAACGAAGTTGTTCTTGATGGCTTTGGTGGTAGTGGCTCTACACTAATCGCATGTGAAGCAACAAATAGGACGTGTGTATGTATTGAGATGGATGCAGACTACTGCAAGGACATAATCAACCGATACGAACAATACACTGGAGATACAGCCCACAAATGGAAATCGAAATAGAACTGTTACCTAAACAGCAGGAGATACTTCAAGACCCGCACAGGTTTAAAGTACTCTCATGCGGACGACGTTTCGGCAAGACAGAATACTGTGCAACAGAACATATTCTGAAAGCGTTCGCTGGGGCTCCAAACTCAGTACAGTGGATGGTAGCTCCGACCTATACACTCTCCAGAATCATGTGGCGTAAACTGAAACGGATTCTCCAGAAGTGTAACCTGCAAGAATACGTCACGGACATTAAAGAAGGAGAACTCTACATAACACTCGTTAACGGCACAACCATATGGTGTAAGTCCGCAGACAACCCATCCAACCTCGTCGGAGAAGGATTAACCCACGTATCTCTTGACGAGTTCGGCATCATGAGACCTGACGCATGGTTTGAATCAATCAGACCGACGCTGATGGAAAACATGGGCACTGCAACATTCATAGGCACGCCTAAAGGAAAAAACCATTTCTATGACTTATTCTGCAAAGACGACCCAAACTGGGTTTCTTACAATTATACTTCGCATGACAACCCACTCATTACAGATAAGGAATTGAAAGACCTTGCACGGGATATGCCAGAGTTCCTATACCGACAGGAAATTCTTGCAGAGTTCCTTGACGAAGGTGGCGACGTATTCAGACAATACACACGCATGGTTACTGAAGTTGAACAACCAGACTATGACGACTTTGTTGTCTTTGGTGTTGACTTAGGTAAACTCAACGACTTTACAGTAATCGTCGGATACAGTACATCGACATGGAAACCAATATACTATGACCGATTCAACAAAATAGACTGGGAATACCAGATTAATAGAATATCAGAAGTCTGTAGTAAATTCCCAAACCACATAATATACATTGATAGTTCTGGCGTAGGCGAGCCTTTATACGATGCACTCAAGAAACAGAACTTACTCGTACGTGCAGTAACCATATCGTCTGGTAAAAAGATTAACACCGTTGTTCAGGGCACAGTAAAACATACAGTTCCAAAGTATATACTTGTACAGAGACTTGCTGTTGATATTGAGATTGGAAAGTTCTACATCCCAAACGATAAGAATTGTGTTAATGAGTTTGGATGGTACTCATACAACATAACACCAGCAGGCAATGTTACCTATTCAGCACCAGTAGGTAAAAACGATGACTGCGTAATGGCATGTGCCTTGGCATGTTTCGGTCTTGAGCAAAACACTACAGTTATTGGTGGATTGGTTACTGACCTTGAGTTCAGACAGACAGAAGATACAATTAAACTATATGACGATGATATATCTGATTATGATTCCGACGTGTTTGACTGGGGGGATGATTTCTAAATGTTAGATAAAATCATTGGAGCATTCAAAAAACCAGAGCCACAAATAAACAAATCATACGACCCGACACTACAAACACTTGCTCTTTTTGGAAACATACCAGAAGAGCATTCAGCATACGATGACGTACGCATTGTCGGAGAGAAGGACATTGACGATACAGATGGAATGAGACGTGCCATCTCATCAATCAACAACTACTACAATGTACTTGGTATATTCCGTGCTGGTTTCGACAAAGGAATGAATGACAAGTTAGCTAACCATCCGTTCTTTGTCATGATTGAAAAATCCATCATGGATTACATATCCACAATTGAATACAACATTGTCGATGTCAAAACTGGAGAGGATGTCAAGTCCGCTAAAAAGTTCATAGACAGACCAAACCCACAGAGTTCTTTCTCCGACATACTCAAACCAATGATACGTGACTTAATCCGTTACGATGCTGGGGTATGGGTAAAGACGTTCAACAAAGGCGGATACCTTGTAGAGATTAAACCATACTTAGGTACGGAGTTCTGGATAGAGCCAGACCGAGTACTCATGGAGATGACAGGGCAGTATGGTGTGAACTTCACAGGATTCTGGACTCATGGTTATGTTAAACGATTCTGGCAAAGGTCAGTAGTAGGTATCTATATCCCATACCACCCGCAAGAGATTTGCTACTTCATGCTGTATCCCAAGAGCGATGATGTCTATGGCACGGACTTCTTATCCAAGTTCCGTTCATATTTTCAGTTCCTCATTGACTCTACAAAAGCCGCAGGTACAGCATTCCACAACAACCTTGTACCATCGATGGTCTTAACGCACCCAGAGATTAACACAACCCAGCAGTTACTCTCTCGTGTTGCGGAGATTGAATCGCACAACAAAGGCACATCCAGATTTGGAAACGTACTCCACTTACTGGCTGGTGAATCCGCACAGTCAATCTCAAACAGTCTACTTGATATGCAGTGGTTAGAAGGTCAGAGATTTGTGGGTCAGTTAATCTGGGCGGCGTGGGGATTCCCATCTTCAGAGTTCATTGACGGCGATTCAACCAGAGCATCTGCATACATAAGAAGGAACATCACAAAGAGCAAGATGTTATATCCACTTATCAGACTGATTGAGGATAAGATAAACAATGAAGTCTTACCATACTTAAAAGGCTACAAGAAATCGTGGAAATTCCGTTTCGTCAAAGATATGGACTTAGACGACGCTAACCGTATGGCACAGACACAGGCAATTAAAATCTCTTCATACTCAGCATTACTCGCAACGGGAATGAAACCAAGTGTTGCACTTAAGGTCGTCGGTCTTGACTCTTCAGTATCAGAAGAAGATGTTGAGATGCTTGATGCATACATGGAGAATCTTGACCAGTTCGATGAGATGATGATGGGTGATGGCAACGTTGACGATGGCAGGTACACAGACGAAGCAGGGTCTTACATGCCTATAGACTTTGAAACCAACGGCACAAAAGAGATGAACAATCCAATGGATGAAGATATAGACTTCGATGAGCCAGTCCAGAAAGCACGTGTATATATCGACAATCCCTCGGATGCACCTAAAGGGCGAACAGTCAGGCGTGGTGCTAAAGGCGGATACTATTACCTTACAGAAGAACGTAAACGATCAACTAAGACGAATCTAATAAATGGCAGACAGCCTGCAAGAAGGAGAAGGAGTACTGGTGGCGGTTACTCAGATTCAGAAGAGCCTTCTGGCGATGTACAGGCAAAGTTCCAAGACACGCAAGTCCAGAGAGACAGGTACGATGCATGGTTTATTCTCAAAGGAGATAATTTTGCTATACTAATTTATCTGGAAGAAGGCATACTTGGTGGTAAGATGTCGATTACCGAAGCCGCAAAGAAAATATCGAATGAAATTAAAGAGAATGGTAACAACGACTTTGAACAGATGAGAGAGTACGCACGTGACCTCGCAGAACAGTATGGATACATTTTCAAGGAAGGATAACCATGTCAACAGAAATCACACAGGATGGATACCAAGACATAGCAACAAATGTTGTACTCGGATTATGGAAATACGCAGAACTACAGACCAGTGACGGTACGCCGATTACCAGAAGAATAATCCAAGACAACACACCAACATTTTGGAAAGAAACAACCTTACCCGCATTTCTTCTTGAAACCACAGTGAAAGGCTCTGACAGTGACTTACCGAGTTTGCCAGTAACTATCGGAAAGATTGTACTTTTCAAAACTGCAGTTGATACGACTCCAGTATTATCCGTACCACTTACAAATCCAAAAGTAGTAGCGGCACGCACAGATAAAGTGGTCATCGACCTTACACTCAACATCCCAGAGGAATCATGACGTTACCTAATGAAAACTTCAAACCGATATACGCAAGTCCGATAACAGCACTCACGACTGACATATCAGAATCAGATACGACCATAACACTCGACGATGTTGCTGGCGTTCCAGACGCACCAAACATCCTAACCATTTGGGATGAGGACGAGAACAGAGAGATAGTGTACTATGAATCCGCACCAGTAGGAAACACACTCACAGTCACCAGAGGATACGGCGACAGCACAGCCCACGCATTTACAGCAGGAGCATACGTAGCCAGACTCATATCATATCTTGATATTTCAAACATTCAGTCAAACACTGTTTATCTTGATTCTATTGTCATTACTCATTCAGACAATATAAGTACACTACAGACTAATGTTTCGGGAATACAGACCGCTCTATCGGGTTTAGAAAGGGACTTACAAACACTTGATACAACAGTATCTGGACATACTACTTCAATCGGTAATTTGACAAATGATTTGTCCGCATTATCTGGTCGAGTCACAACTGCGGAAACGAACATCTCAACCACTCAGGGTAACGTATCAACATTACAGACAACCGTAAGTGGTCAGGATACGAGACTATCTACAGCAGAAGGAAATATCTCTACAAATTCATCAAACATATCCACGCTTAATTCAACTGTATCCAGTCAAGGTACAAGGCTTGCAACGGCAGAAGGTAACATATCTGCATTGTCAATAAGAGTATCCGCTGCTGAAGGAAACATATCAACCAACACTGGAGACATATCTTCACTCAATACAACAGTTACCAATCAAGGTACGCGGTTAACCACAGCCGAAGGTAACATCACAGAAAACACTGGAGCGATAACCAATCTCGCTACAAGAGTTGGTACTGTTGAAACCAAAGTAGGCTCTCTTGAAAGTTCAGTAGATGGATTAACTACTCGCATGGGTACTGCGGAATCCGACATTGACCTTGTTGAACTATCAGTATCCAGTCTTTCTGGACGTGTAACAACTGCCGAAGGCAACATCACAGGTCTTGGTACTCGCATAGATAACTTAACCACTACAAACATACCAGAAGGTAACAACTTATACTACACAGATGCGCGTGCAAAATCCGCCGCAGGTGGCTTGGTTGATGATTCCACGAACGTATCTTTGACTTACGCAAACGATAAAATCACTGCTGACTTAGTAGCAACTGGAGTCACCGCAGGCTCGTATACCAACACTAATATCACTGTCGATGCTAACGGCAGAATCACTGCGGCATCCAATGGCTCTGGTGGTGGCGGAGATATTACTGGAGCAAGTAACATCGGTACGTCAACAGAAGGTATTGGATTTTACGACAGCGTAGACAACCACGTACTACAGTTCAAGCGTATCAAATCCGACAGCAACATTATATCCATAACTGACAACGCACAGGATAGTAACGTTCTGGTTGGAGTTACTCCATCAAATATATCACACACTGCAATCTCAGACGTTGGAATAAACACACACGCACAGATTGATACACACATTGCAGATACGAACAATCCGCACGGCGTAACTAAATCGCAGGTATCACTCGGCAACGTAACCAATGATGCACAGCTAAAACGTTCGGCTGATGATTGGTCTGGATTCACGCAGGAAACCACGCCTAACACTGGAGATAAAGTTCTTCTTGAGGATTATTCCGATGGTACAAAGAAGTACACAACCGTAGGTGCTATAAGCGGCTCTGGCGGTAGTGGAAACGTACAGTGCAATGATACAATTACAACAGGTAACATCCCGTCGTTCTATTCTCAGTCTGGCGGAACAACAGTTATTGCAGATTCTAACATAGCGGCATCCAGCATTTTAACCACTGGCGACCTTACAGGTTATGCTACTTTAACTGGCACTGAAACACTGGCTAACAAGACAATCAGTGCAAATGACAATACAATCACAGGATTAACCTGTACTGACGTTGGACTTGGTAATGTTACAAACGATTCACAGCTTAAAAGGTCTGATAACGACTGGGCGAACTATACGGCACTTACTACTGTTGCAGGTACGGAAAAGATTCTGATTGAAGAAGCAGGTACAGGCGCTAAAAAGACCATCACTGCAAGTCAAATCTCTGGTGGCGGTGGCTCTGGAGATGTAGTTGGACCGAACTCATCCACTGACAGTAACATCGTTTTGTTTGACGGTGCGACTGGAAAAGCAATTAAGGATTCAGGTCATTCACTTTCAGAGTACGCTACTACAACCGACATAACCAATATGGTTACTACCACAGGTACGCAGACTCTTACAAACAAAACAATTGCGGCAACAGACAATACAATAACTGGATTAGCCAGTTCTGATGTCGGTCTTGGAAATGTCACTAACGATGCTCAGTTGAAACGCAGTGCCAATGACTGGACAGGATTTACTGCTAAATCCTCGCCATCAGATAGTGATGTACTTTTAATCGAGGATTCAGAAAACAGTGGTGCTAAAAAGCGTGTGACAATTGCGAATGTCAAGACCGCTGGCAGTGAAACAAAAGCATTACGCATAACTCTTGAAGGAGCAATCTCTGGACTTACAGCACCTTGCCCAGTATCAAGAACAACTGACGGATGGGTGCTTGACAGAACAAGTAATGCCAATGGTGTGTACGTTGAGAAGAGCGGCACGTATTATGTGTACACGCAAGGTCTGATTGAAAACTACGGCACGGGTTTACCAACAGGAGATATTGTAGACAACATCTGTAAAGCAGTATCCACAACAGCAGTAGAAGTCTATGGTAAAGTCGGGTCAAGCACAAGCGGTCAGAAAATTGTTTGGAAAGTGGAATATACAGAAGGCTCGACGACAGACATTGACGCAGTGTACAAAGACGACATAAACATCACAGACACAACGATATATCCAGCGCAGGACATTATTGACATAATGCATGAAGGCGGCTTACTCGGTCATTACGTGTATGAAACAACTTCTGGCACGGGATACAAACTCGATAAAGACAATATGAACTTGAAGTCCGACGGCGTTACTGCATCCAATCTTACAGGTACAGATGGCGATGTAACCCTCGGAATAGGCAAATGTTTCTTCAAGCACGAGT